TGCAGAAATATCTGTACCGGGACTGCACAATCTCACACGGAGATGTCCACTTCTTGCACCCTGATTACTTCGAAGATGCAATGCATCGCATCGATGAGATCAGAGCAAAAGCCGCTGACTTCAACAGCTCGTTAAAAGAACTGTGGTCGGAGGAGTTTGGAAAGTGGCAAGCAACCATCGATGACTTCTTCTCGCCGCTGTTCCAGGACCAACAGGAACTAGCGATGGTCCGCGAGGCTTACATGAAAATCTTTCCCACAGCGAAAGAATTTTCAAGCCCCATCCACGTGTGTGTTGTCGGTCCTTACCCTGCATCGCTCGAGCGGGTGGATGACCCCAACGACCTTGCAGCGCAAATGCAGGAGCAAGCGGCGATCAACACCTCGGAAGTTTTGAAAGCAGCTCAAGACGGAGCGCTCGACTCGAGTCTTGCGAAAGTCGCTGAGCTTCTCGATGATCTCGATGTGCGTCCCGCTAGCAAAGTCGGAGAAAGAGTTCTTTCGAACAACCCGAAAAGGCGGGGGACTTGGCAGTACATTCATTCTCACCTGCAACTTGCCTCTAAGCACTGTCCATCGCTCAATGGAATTACCTCGCTCCTTCAGGATCTAATCCGTGTCGGCGAAACTATGCGCGATGCTCCCAAAGGCGTTGAAAGGATGAATGCCTTCAGGCGTTATTCCGAGATACGCCAAGAGATACGCGACGAGGCCACGGCGATCGTCAAAGGCAAGGATTCATC